TGCATCCGATAATTCCTGATGCAATGATAATTAATAATGTTAATTGTTTCATGTTAATCTATTTCATTTCCCGCACTGACAATCCGCCCAGTGCGTTGGCGGTTCGGCTTATTCCTTGCCGTAGGTTTCGGCGTAGTGGCTCAATCCTGCATCATCCCCACCCTTGTCAATGTGAGTAATCCGATTAATTATTTCGTCCTGACCATCATGCCATCCATGCGAATAGGCTGATATGTGTTGCTCACGTTCCTTATCCTTGCAAATCGAGTGAAGCATTGCGACCGATTCTAACAGGTCGCCATCGTGTTCGAAATGGGACTTTATCTTGTCGAAGAAAAAGTCCACTGCTGTTTGTTTAGTTGCCATTGTCTGATTCAAATTGGTTGCCGATGATTTCGATGCCGTCCGTGCGGAAGCCTCTGAATTTAATTGTTGTCATAAAATACCTGTTTAAGTTTTTTTTCTGAAATTGTAGAACCTACATTGCTTGTAGTAATTTGGTAGTCATAATGCCCCACTTGTCGCATCTTGTGCGTATCGGTTTGACCTTTATTGTACATGAACTTCATACCAGCAATTATGGGATGCCTGTAAATAGAAACGGTGTTGCCGTTTTTATCGGTGCGCTCAGATATTAACTTTGCCATCACTTAATCACCTCCCTCAATTCCAGATAAGTTGATGACGACTTGTACATGGTCGAATAGCCAAGCAAGTTAATCGGGTCTTGCATCGCTCGCTTCAAATCGCCAACGGTGTAAACGTTATGGTTGTGGCATCGGTTGAATGCCCTTGTCGATAATCCGAGCTCTTCGATAAGGATGGCATTTTCGCCATCTTGAAGTTCTTGCAAAGCCTGCTTGTAGCGTGCTTTGAGTAGTTGTTTTAGTTTGCTCATTATTTCCCTTGTATTAATCGTCTATCCTGATACCGCTTGAACCTATCGCAGTAGTGCTTCATAATCGCTATGTTGCCATTACTCGTGTACAGGTCAATGGTCATGTCTAAGTCGGAATTGCACTGAATTAACTGGTTCGATAGTTTCACATTCTGCGATACCATGTATTCGTATTTATCACGAAATTCAACCGTTTTAAAGTGGCTCGCTACCGATACAGCGAACATCAGAACGATGCAGAGTAGTGCAATTCGGAATCGGAAGTAGTAATAGGTCGGCTCAGTCATTTTCGCCTCCTTTCACTTCGGGCAACTTCGGGAGCGGTTGCCAATGGGTCTCCTTGGATGCGTTTTGTAATGACTGCCACGCAAATATTGTTTTCTTTGGAATCTTATTAGGTGTTAATAGTACTAATACATCACCACCTTCATCCCCATCCTCCTGTGTCGGCAATCTATCCGCAACCGAAATCCAGCCGTGCAGGTTGGGTTCGGGTTGGTCAAACTCGCCTAATTTAGCACGGAAATTAATCAGATTCCAATAGCTAAAACCTTGCGAAGTTTTAGCCCAAGGGAAGGTATCCAACGCCTCAACTAATGAGTTGAATTTATCATGCTTTTCTTCCCGCCTCGAATCCTCCCAGTTCTCCACTGCCTGACTTCTAATCGGTTCGGGCAGGTGCTCAAACCATTCTTTTGCTGACTTTTTCATGTTGTTATAATTGCTTGTTAAACTCCCCACGTTCTGCACGTTCCGATATGCTAAACCAGTACGAGAAGCCTTCGGGCACTTCCCTCCAGTAGAATGCGTACGCCAGTGCCTGCTCAATCGAATTGCACATTCCATCACCTGTGTACGGCTTGCTCCGCTTTGTATTCGTTACCGCCTTGACTCGTATCGGTTCGGGCAGTAGGTCGAACCATTCTAATACTTTCTTTTCCATGTTATGATTTTACCAAAATTCCCAAATATAAACCATTGCCATCTTCGCAGGTATTCACTTCTACCATATCCCAAGCCATAGCATCAGGATTGCAATAGATGACGTGTGTGCGCTCTTCGTCGTGATGAAGCCACTTGGTTACATCCGCCATGAATAGGGTCGCTAATTGCCAATCCTGCTTCTTTAATATCCCATTCGAATGGTTCAGGATTGCTTGCATTATAGTGCCAGCATTCTTAACCGTTACGAGGTCGTAGCCAAGTTTGGGCAGGTACGGATAGTTGAGGTCGGTAGGCGTCACGAGTGGCATCGGGTCAGTCAGTTTATCGTACTGCGCAGGATTGTACCTCTGAGGAAAGCGCACGGTGTACCGCTTTCCTTCGGTTAGTTCGAGTGCCTGCTTGTACTCCTCTTGACAATCGAAGCCGAAGTACAGCATTGAAGAGCCGTACCTGAGTTGGAATACATCAGGAAACCCACCCATGCGGTGATGCTGGGTTTCGATGAATTGGTTTTGTTTGATTTTGTTCATGATTACGATAAAAGAAGTTGGAGTAGTTTTAATTCCGCAAAGTCTGAAATTGAAGTTCTGATTTTATTGTCAATTTCAAATTGCAATTGCTTTTGTGCGTTGGTAATTACAGAAGCATCCTTTACTGAATGCCAATAATTAAATATTACAGGGCTTACATGGTGCTTAATTTTGTCTATTGTCATGATTTAGTTCGTTAGTTCGTTAATGCTTACTTCGATAAATTTGCTATCTACCTTAATCTTTAGTTTACCACCAAAGTTTAATGATTCCCAATTAACAAACTTTACAAGTTTGCCCTTCCAAAAAATGCGAGATTGTTGATTTAAGTGTGTCATATTGCTGTGATTAAAATTTATGCGTTAAGGATGCGCATCCCCCTGTGTGTGTTATTTTACTTGATTAAAAGTTATCTCATCGCCAACGGCACAGCCTGCTTCGCTTCCGCTTCGTGCGGATTTTGGTTAGGTAGGTTGGTTTCATTTAATTACCCCCGATTCTTTGAATGCCTTAATTACTTCAATCGTCTGTTCAGGACTCATGTCTAATACCGCATCGAGCAGGATTTGAGTATTGCGTTGTTCGTCGTATAGTGCTTCTACCATGTCTTCTGGCATTCTATTTCTTATCCGCACCATAATGGATTCAAGCGATTCCACTATTTTGCTGAATAGAATCTTGCCTAACTTCTCGTCGTTGGTATCGCCCCGTTTTATTTTGTACAATTCAGGGTGGCACAGCAATGTTGCGTGTAGGAGTTGGATTAATTGGATGGTGCGCTTCATGATGTTAAATAATTGTTTAATGCGTTGCAAAATAAATAGTAAGTGAAGCCTGTATAGCCTGCGACAAACAGCGACCATAAATTAGTGCTGTTGTATATCACATTCACATAGCAAGCAAATAGCATGCACGACAGAGCGAATGCAGGTAGGAGTAACTCAATCATTCGCCACCCCCAATTCATGGCGTGCCATTTCGAGTAGAAGGGCGTTGGCTAATTCAGATGCGCCACCTGACACCCTCTTTATGTAATCACCCCAATCGTTATTAACTTTAAACTCAATAGTCCATTGGTCATTAGATGTCAATCCCCCCATTGCCGTCCGCATCAGTTGGTAGCGGATGGTGATGCCGTCACTACTCTGAGTGCGATACATTGAGTCTAAATTGTCTTGTATCGGATGATACGGTCTGTCGCCTATCTGTTTGGCACGTTCCTGAATTTGTTGTTCTGTGTATTCCATTTTTATTGTGGTCTTAAAGTTTTACTCAATTTCCAATCTAAGTCGTCGGGGAGGGTGAAGTATGAAAGAGATTCTATGTACTTCCACCCTGAATCGGTTGTTTTTGCCCCAATCCAATAGCCTGTATTTTTTTCAAAACAATGCACATCAGCCCAATCAGGTGCGTTCGACCAATCGACTGCGTACGATGGGTTCGGTGTCTTGCGGATAGGGCGGTAGTGCTCCATATTTATATCCTTATTCGGCTCAACAACGCCCCCTAATGGACGCTGTTTATGTTCGGGCAGTAAAGGTATCATGAGAACCTTTACTACTTTCTCCGCTTCACACTCTTCGCAGAACTCGTATCCTTCGGGGAGAAGGTGGGAGTAGTTGTTCGGTAATTCCGAACTACTGCATTCTGTTTGTTCCGATGCTTCACGCATCATTACCCTGATTCTGCCCATCTCGGATTCGATTAGCGCAAGTAGGGTGTTGATTTCCTTGATTTGTTCTGTTTTCATGATTCCGTTTCGTTTAAAGTGAACCCAACTTATCCAACTCCTCCTGCAACCGCTTCTTGCGTTCTTCAATCGTGCCTGCTGGTAGCACAAGAGTCCCAACGGTGCGAGGCTTGCGGTGAAGTAGGATGTGCGTATCGGAGTACGAATAACTCCACTCAGATAGTGGCAGTCTAATTTGGTCGGGCAACTCCTGAACAGGAAAGCCCGGCAGGTTCGGTGGGATGGCGAACCAGTGAATATAATAGGCACAATCGCTTCCACCCTGATTCATATCTTTATTTCCTGAATGATACCTGCGAATTGAAAAAGTATTGACATTCCCAATATAATCCGCCACCACGTACCAGTTCCCCTTCACCCTATCCGATTCGGCAACGGGTGTTAATTTACTCAAGTCTAATTTAAAGTTTTCCATTGTTTTTTATCTAAATTGTTCATTCAAACTATCTCGATGATTCATCTCATCCTGACTTTCACGATACGATATGTGTCGGCACAATTCGCATTCGCCATATTCGTCTACATCGTCCGAGGTCGGCAGGTCACAACGGGTGCAGGTCGGTTCGGCTTCGGGTGCGTTACACTCCAAGCAGATATCATCTATCTGCTTGGTAGTGTCGCATGTGGGGCATGGGTGTGTCGTCATGTTAGAATGGTAGTGAATTATCATCATCTGCCTGTGGGTTGCGCATCGGTGCGGGTGCAGTCGGTGCTGCACTATCAATCTGCACTTTCCAAGCACGTAGGGTATTGAACACCTTAATTGTGTTCGTCTTCGGGTTTGCCCATTCACGACCAGCAAGGTTGAAGAACACCGTTACGGTATCGTTCTCTTTCGTACCGATAACAGCATCTTTTGACTTGCCCCCGAACTCGAAGGATAGGGTCTGCGGATAGTCGGTATCTTCAAGGATTGCAAGATGCAGTTCCCGCTTCGTGAAGTTTCCGTTTGCGATTTCGGGCGTTACTCGAACTACCCGACCGCTGATTTTTGTTGAATCTGACATTGTTAATTATTTGGTTAAAATTAAAGGTAATTCTTCTTTTGACGAATCAAATTTTATAATTTTCAATTCGTAGCCTTGTACATAGCAATTCCATGCTTTAATTGCGTATGCCAACTTTGCAACACGAGGTAATTTTCGCAATGAGATTCTATCTGCAATGTATTTATTGCGAAGAACTCCTATTGTACTATTTTTAATAGCAATGCCTTGGCATAGTTGAATAAAAAATGAATCTGCAATATCTGGTCTTACCTTGTAAAATATTGCGTAAAGCCCACCTATAAATGAGGGAGGCAATACCTTCGAAAAATCGTCATAGAAGCCTAATGATTTTTTTGAAACGTAATCCCAAAATGCTTTGTCTGAATTATACATTTCCAATAGCATGAAATTTGTCGGCTTTGTGCTTTCATGCTCATGATACTTATATCCCGAACTTACCTGATTGTAAAATGCAATAATAGACGGCACTACGTTTGAGTTTTTTGCATTATCAATTGTAAACACATCTCCTGCATTTCTTGATTTCCCTGTATCAAGTACACTAAATACCGATTCATCGAGACCTGTTGCTACGTGCATTTTAATTGACATTCCAGACTTTACAATTGCAGTAAGCCTGTGCTGACCATCAAGGATATTACCTGTATTTGATATTTTAATGCACTCTGCTGTACCCTCCTTCCATCTACCGCTTAGCATATCCTTTACATACTGAACAATCTTAGGCTCTCTTATTCTTCGATTGTTTTTGTTTAAACTCAAATATTGCCTTGCAATATCTGGAGTTATAAGTTTTAATTCAAAGTTTATCATGTGATGTTAAAATGTTACTTGTTGATGATACTTTTCGAACTGCGCCCAGAACTTTACGAGCGCAGTCATTGTGTCGGCTAATTCCGTTTCGATTGCGCTCCTTTCTACCCTGTAAATGTACAACGGCTTCGGTGCGAATCTTGGGTCATAGGAAATGAAGTCAAGCCATTGCAGTTTCTCATTTACGAGGAAGTACTGAGCAATCTGATGCTTATGCTCGTTCGGCACGCCACCCATGCGGATAGTTCTGACGTGGATCTTCGTGTTCGGGCATTTGACCTCGACCGCACCTGTGTAGTCAGGTGTCAATCCATCTGGCGACATTCCTAACCAATCGTACACGTCATGAATGCAGAACGCAACGTCGATTAACTCAGTACCCGTCTGCTCGCTGTACTTCGCTTTCGCTTCGGGTTCGTGTTCCGTACCCCACCGCATGGCTTCGGATTCGTAGTTGTTCTCAACGGCATCCCACAACGCTTCTTCCCTACATTCGCGCTCAGCGATGAGCGCATCCACTACGGGTAGATTGTCGGACTTCATGATGTCCTTGGTTCTGGACGATGTTATGCGTCCAATTCTGAGGGTGTGCCACTCGGCACTGCCTTGCTCTGTGTTGTTAATTACTATCATTTTCTGTTTCTATTATAATCCAATTTTTGCCGTTCAGGTGGGCGCAGTTTCTTTCTAAGCACTTTAGCTTGCAGTTGCTATCTGTAATTACAAAAAAGGCATGACCATTAACACTATTCCAGATATCCCAAAACCCTGCAACATCATAAACTTTTCCTGCCGTTAAATGCGAATGGCATCCATCAGGTGCTTGTACTTTAGTTGGCTTTTTCATTTTCTAATTGCTTTTTACGTGAATCCTTATGCGCCAAACACGCACCCTTAGCATCGCCATCTAAGCCATTCCAGACTGCCACCAGTGCGTTAATATCTGCGCATGAGTTAATGGCTTCGATTTGCGCTGTATAATCCTTGGGCGTGCTGTTTACTTTCTCATCCTTCACCCGTATCGCGTCGTGAACTGCGCCGAATGCCTTTACTTTCGATACGGTCAAGATAACCTGAACGCCTACCCACTTTTCGATTGCTGGCGAACCTGCCAGTTTCGCAATCGTCTTTGAGTTGGTGCGATTCAGGATTACAGGCTTCATACCCTTCAAGTGCGCAACTAAGCAGTTGTCCTTCTTGTTGCCTTCGCCGATGACTTCCTCGACTTGTACCTTCGTGATTTCGACCGTTACTTCGGAGTACTTGCCGTCCGATATAAACAGGTCATGGCTTCCGAGATACTTCGGATTGACCATTTTCTTCCAGTGTGTTAAACTTTCCATGTGCTGTGATTAAAATTAAATTACAAAAGCAAAGTAAATACATTTTTTCCGAACAATCAAAAAAAGATTGATTGCAATTCGTAACTATTTGAGAATGAACGGAAAAAATTTTCATTAGAACGGGGCGTTACCTTCCGAATCCTTATACGGAAGGCGTATATCGTCAGCATACTTATCGCTCGGTTTGAATACTGGCGTGCTGTTTTCGGTCATTACCAGTGGGTCTTCAAACCTGAACTTGTCGCCTACGAAGTTCATCTCAATATCAACGCACCTGCCGTTACGGTTCTTCTCAATAAATATAAACGCCTTGCCTTCCGTACTATTTCCGTTATCATCGAATAGCACCTTGTAATACTCAGGTCTGTGAATAAACGCCACTATCGAAGCATCTTGTTCAATATCACCAGAACCTTTCAAATCCGATAGTGTCGGGCGTTTATCACCGCCTCGGTGTTCATTGCTTCGGGATAACTGAGCAAGTGCCACAACAGGTATATTCAACTCTTTAGCAAGCGCACGAATGCCGTTGCTGACATGCGTTACACGGTCGAATATCTTCATGTTGCTATTCGCTGGTGGATTCATGAGTTGCAGGTAGTCAATGACTATCATAGTTAATCCCTTTTCGTGCATAATCTTACGGCACTTTGTTCTCAGTTCCGATACGCCCAGCGAACTCGAATCGTCAATGTAAATCGGCAGGTTGGATAATTCACCTGCAACCTGAATGACCCTATCGGCTTCGGCTCGTTCCATCTGCCCCTTTTCGATTCGCCAATTCTCGACGTTCGCAACGTCCGATACTATTCGAGTAAATAGTTTACCTGCGGACATCTCAAGACTGAATACAGCAATCTTCTGCTGGCAGTACTTCGCAGACTTGTACACGATATTGAGCATGAGTGCTGTCTTACCCATTCCGGGGCGTCCTGCGATAATCGTAACTTCACCCTTCGGAAATCCATTTGTAACCTTGTCGATACAGGCAAACCCAGACGGCACGCCTATCATCTCATTCGGCTGGCTGTATGCCTTCTCGAATCGTTCGATAAATTCAGAGGCTACCGAATCGACATTCACAATATCGGTCTTGATATTCTGCTGTACGATGCGATATACCAAGTCCTCGGTATTCTGGAGTAGCGTGAACGGGTCTTTCAATCCTTCCAAGGCTCGCTGACCTACCCACTGCGACATGACGTACAGCGAACGCAGGACGTGCTTCTCAGCGATTATGCGACAATGGTATGCCACGTTCGCACCGCTCGCCACATTCGATGTGATTTCCATCAGGTACATGGCAGGATTCTCGCCAGCAGGGAAGCCTGAATTTGGCTCTTTACCTATCTCGTTTTTGACCGAAATTAAATCAATCGGTTTGCTTCGGGCGTACAATCTCAGCACTGCCTCGTAAATAGCCTTATGACGCCCATCAAATAGCATGGGCGGTGTCAGTATATCAACTACTTCGATTAATGCGTTAGAATCAATTAAAACCGCCCCTAAAACGGCACGTTCGGCATCCTCTGAGCGAGGAAGCGGAATTACTTGTCGGATTTCATTCATTTTGGAATAGTTCAGGGTTGGTTTTGCGCTTTTCGATTATTGCCTGTTCGTCGGCTAATTCTTTTGCACGCTTATAGGCTTGAATTTCTTTAAAGTGCGCTGTTTGATAGTCGATGTTATGCAGTTTGAGCATTTTAATTGTTTCATCATGTAGCCAAGGTTTGTGAAATACTGAATAATCGCATCCGTATTCATTATACCCCTTCTTTTCTTTCTGAGCGCCAAGTATAGCAATGGCGTGCCTTAAATAAACCGAACCGTACTTATTGACTAATATCCCAATGTTTTCATCGCTTATGTAAACGATTTTTGCATCACCTCTCGGCTTTCTACCTAATCCTAATTGGTATTCGTGATACTCCTCACGATTCATTTTCTTCCAGTGCTTAGTAGGCACTTTTTTCTCCGAGGAACTTTGTTCTTTTTGGAACTTTGTTCCCCCTATACTATTACTATCTATACTTACTATACTATTATCAATAATATGTATATCTTTATCTAATATAATATTGGGGGCACTTTGTTCACCCCTAATAGGAACTTTGTTCCTCGGGGAACTTTGTTCACCCTGTACTTTGTTCCCTACTGGCAAACTGACCTGCAACCAACCTTTCTCGTTCTTAATCAGTAAATTATGTTCAACAAGGCGGTTAATTGCCTTGTCTAAGCCTCGTTTGCTAATATTGAACTCCTTTGCTAATCGCATTTTACCTACATAGCACCATCCCGAGCCAGATTCGTCGTACTCGCTAAAGTACCGTACCCGTTCGAGTATGCCAGCCTCGAAGAATGACAGGTCGTATTCCTGCAAGACTTCAAGACTGACTGACACGAATTGTTTTTGAGGATTCATTATCTAATTTCTTCCGCAAACACGTAATTACCGCCATCATCCTCTATTAACAAACCTGCGTTTATTAAATACCTTAGGCTGTGCTGGTTGTTTATTGGCTCTGCAGAAAAGATAAATGTAACCTCCCGTGCAATCTTTTGAGCGGTCAGAATCTTTATAGATTGACTGCTAAACGACCTTGCATACTGCACAAGCGCATAGTACAACACAACGGTGAATGCGGTTGCTCCTGAGTTTGCAAATAACTCAGTTTCAATGGTGATTTTTTTTGGTACTAACAACATAACTTACTTAAATTAAAAAACCCCTAAGAAAAGCGGTGGAAGTCGCTAATCTTAAGGGTTCAGTTTCCTACAAAGGAATATCTCATATCTGCTTCCACCCAGATAGTTCAATTGGATTGAACGATGCAAAGTTATAAAAAATATTTTACACTACAAATGTTCACCCGTAAATAAAACAACCTGCCCCCGTTCGCCCCATTGCTTACGGGCATGAATCTCGTACACGTGGCTGTCGTCCTTACCGAAACTATCCATAAAGCCCTTAACCAGATTGTCAATGTCAGGCGTTCTGCAATGGGGCTTGCCGATGTGTTCAAGTCTTTTCTTTTCGCTCCAAGATTCGAATACAGGCATGATGAAACATACCTTTACGACGCCAGTCAATTCGTACTTGTAACTCTGGCAAAGCAGGCGTATCGCTTCCTTGTATCGTTCGTAGTTCTTAGCCTTGTCCGTAAACCGCATATTTTGTGTCAATCTGGGTGCAGGGCGTGGCGTAATGTCGAGGTGTAGTATCATGCCGTAAAGTTAGAATACTTTTTTGATAAAAATAATTTCGTTCATTCTCAACGAGTTATAGAAAAAGTACAAAAATAAATGATGCAAGGTGAATCACGTATTGGAATAAAGCCTACTTTTGCTTTACAATTTAATCACAGCAATTATGAACACAATCACACCATCACCAGAATTAGTCGCTCGTTTGAAGTCAAACAGAGGCACTATCATCGCAACCTTGAACTACTGGTTTGCGGAGTACGACACTGACATTAAAACACTCATGACCGATTTCATGTTATGGGTAGCACAATGTTCTGAGCAGACTCAGAAGAAAATTGCAACTGACAAAGGCGCAAAAGAGGCAATTAAGTTTTTCTACTCCGTAACCAAGGAAAATTACGAAACTGACTTCGGCAAACTCGACGCATCAATCGAAGCCGACAAAGCAAACAAAACAGCATTTTTCAAATCATTAGAAGCATAATCACAGCACAATCATGAAAACTACCAGAACATTACAAGAAATCGCAGACCATTTCGGTTGCAAAGTTTGGAAAGATAGTCGGGTGTATCTGCCACAATTCGGTTACAAGACGAAGAAAATGACCACCACAACATACGTCTACATCGTGGACGGTGAGATTAAGGTCAGCGTGTTCATCGAATGCGCAAGTCAGCCATACTCATGGATTAATTCGCAGAAGGACAAAGTCGTGCAATCGGTTTACACCGCAATCGAAGAAATGGAAGCAGAAGCAGAGGAGCGTGGCGGTTCAATTCGCAAATATGGCGAAGGTCACAACGAAGTAATCGTTGAGCAGAATATACCGCCAGCACTCGAAGCGGTCAAGTCAGAAGCCGATAGCGAACTCGTTAAATGATTCTGCTGCCAGACCAGAAGTCTGCAATCGAGAAGTTACATTGTCTGAAAGTCGGGGCGTTGTTCATGCGCCCCGGCACAGGCAAGACGCTAACCGCCGTAACGCTCGTAAACAGCACCGACGTGCCAGATGTAATCTGGTTCACGCCATTCCGCACGAAAGAAAGCCTGCAAACCGAACTTGCCAAATCCTGTCTTGTCAAAAATTGCCAAGTTATCGGAATCGAAACGCTAAGTTCATCCGATAGAGAGTATCTACGCCTATTTAACTACGTTCAGACGCACGATTGTGTCGTTGTGGTAGATGAGTCGCTAAAAATCAAAAACAACGACGCTAAGCGCACGCAACGCATTATTGAGATTGGCAAATATGCCAAGTATAAACTCGTGCTAAACGGCACGCCCATAAGTCGCAATATTCTCGACATCTGGGCGCAGATGGAGTTCCTATCACCACTAATCCTGAAAATGGATTATGCTGAGTTCAAAAATACATTCGTGAAATGGACGAAGGTAACAAAGTGGGTGCGAGGTAAGCAAGCCAGTAAGGAAGTAATAAATGAGTTCTGCAACATCGACTACCTGTATTCCATAATCGAACCATACGTGTATGAATCTGACCTATTCATTCAGGTCAAGAAGATATACAACGAGGTAAAGTATAAGATTACAGACGAAGAGATGAAGGAGTACCAGCACCTTAAAGAGAAGTATCTTGACAATGAGATGTTGCAATTCTTAAACAACAATATCTTCATCGAAATGACTCAGAAGATGCAACACCTGTACTGCATAAGCGAAGATAAGGTGAATAAATTAGAAACGCTGATGCAGACCTTGGACGAATCGAAAGTGCTGATTTATTGCAAGTACATAAAGAGTCGTGAACTACTGCAATCGCTATATCCGAACGTGTCGGTTATGTCATACGGTATGCATTCGTTCGGATTAAATTTGCAAAACAAAAACATTACCATTTATTTTGACAAGACGTTCGACTACGCTCAGCGACTGCAATCAGAACAGCGCACATATCGAACAGGTCAGACACATGACTGCTTGTATTATGACATGACATCGAACACTGGGCTTGACACGCTGGTGAACGAAAACATAAGCAAAAAGCAGGGCATGGATGAGTATTTCCGTTCAATTAATTTACAAAAAATCTATGAAACCATTTAAAAGTCCAGTGTACAATGTCATTGCTGTGCCGATTGATAAAATCGAAGCAAATGACTACAATCCAAACCATGTTGCAAAGCGTGAAATGGAATTGCTTTACCAGTCTATCAAATGCGATGGATATACCATGCCTATTGTCTGCTTTTATGACGCAGACAGAGATAAGTATATTATCGTCGATGGATTCCACCGTTATACAATTATGGTGCGTTACAAGTCAATTTATGACAGAGAAAATGGAATGCTACCAGTGTCGGTAATTGAGAAGGATATTAATGACCGCATGGCAAGCACAATCCGACACAACCGAGCAAGAGGAAAGCACGAAGTTGAATTGCAAGCGTCACTTGTTGGCATGCTTAAAGCAGGATGGGATGAGATAAAAATAATGAAAGAGTTAGGAATGACTTTGGAGGAGGTACAGCGACTTATCGGTATCAAGGGCATAGCATCCGAAATCATGGGCGTACCATATTCGATTGAACGACAAATAATCGAAGCAGGTGAAGATAAAAAAGGAGGCGACCATGAGTAAATTTGAATACAAAGGATTTTACAAAAAATATGATATGTCTGAAACGATAAAAATAGGTACTGGAATCATAAAGGTTCATGACATTTTTGATGAAATTCCTGAATTTATGTATAATGCTGATTGTTTATTTATTGACCCACCTTGTAGTGAGTCTAATCTAAAAGCATTTTACACAAAGGCTGATTTAGAAAAAAGAGACACTATTGTAAAATTTACTAATCGTTTATTTGAATTGATTGATAAAATAAATCCAAGGCATTTATTTATAGAATCTTTCAAATCAAACTTTGACGAGATATTTAGCAAACTTAACGAGCGTTATGGAACTAATATGGTTGTTTTTAATAGTTATTACTATGGGAAAACAAATAATAAATGCTGGATATTTTATGCCTCACTGGAAGATATAAATTTTGATATTCCGTTTATGGATGAGGAAAAAGTTATTGAGCATATTTGCAAAAATTTAGATTTTTATTGCATTGGTGATTTATGCATGGGTAAAGGGCTTTTGGGTTTTTATGCAAATAAATATAACAAAAGGTTTGTTGGCACAGAATTAAATCAAAAACGACTTGCTTGCTTGATTGAGCATATTAATCAAGGAAAAATAATAGTAAGATAGTATGGCACGCACAGCAATAGCAGGAGTTGAGAATGTTCTAATCGCAACGCAGAAGCGTATATCGTTTTTATTCGACAACTACGACAATGTATCGCTATCATTTAGTGGAGGTAAGGATAGTACGGTACTTTTCCATTTGCTTAATGAAGAGGCAAAAAGACGAGACCGAAAGTTTATCGTTTATTTTCAAGACCAAGAGGCAGAATATAGCGCAACAATCGAACTTGTTGAATGGGTAATGACTCAGCCAAATGTTATACCGTTATGGTATCAAGTTCCGATATTCATGACCAATGCTGCCAGTCACCAGCAGTTATTCTTATGGGCATGGGGTGAGGGCGAAAAGTGGGTAAGAGATAAGCACCCAGTGGCAATTCATGAACTCGATGGCAAATACCCGAAGCGATTTCATAAGTTCAATTTATGGGTAGGTCAGAACCTGCGCAAATTATCAGGCACAAGCGTATCAATTATCGGTTTGCGAGCCGAGGAAAGTCCAGACAGGCGATTCGTTTTGTTTGGCGAAGACTCAGATATGTTCTGGCTTCGGAGGGTGAATGAGCCACACAAGGCATACCCGATAATTGATTGGAAGTACAAAGACATCTGGAAGTATCTGATTGAAGGAGGATATAAGTACAATCGAATTTACGACAAAATGTACATGCTCGGACACGACATTAGGACGATGCGTGTATCAAATCTTGTTCACGAAAAGGCGTTCCGTTGTTTGTCGGATTTGCAGGAACTCGAACCAGATACATACAACAAACTTGAAGAGCGATTGCAGGGCGTTCATACCGCTTCGATTTACGCAAAGGAGGATTTGATTTATTCGATTAAAAGTTTGCCCGATAATTTCAAAACATGGAAAGAATACAAAGATTTTTTATTGGACAGCATCCATCCAGACCTATCAAAACTATTCAAATATCAGTGGAGCAGGTTTGGCGATACTGACGACGTCGGAGCGTGCAAATACATGGTGAAGCGAATCCTGCTGTGCGATTGGGAAGGCAATATAACTTGGTCAAAAGATAAATTTTACTACACTAAAGGTCAAATTCTGCACAAAAATAAATTGAAGAAAGAGGATGAGATTATAAAGAAGTGGATGGCAACATTATAGCCTAACCCCCTTCCCGAACGAAAGCGATTATCCCGATACTCCCCGTGTCGGGATTTTTCGTATATTTGCGGAATCAGCAATACATGATATGGCAAAGAAAGACACGCCAATACATAAGCATGCAGGGGGCAGACCTACCATTTACACAGCACAACTTGCAGACCGAATCTGCAAGGAAATAGCGCAATCAGAAAAAGGACTGCATAGACTGCATCGTGAATTAGATTGGTTTCCAGACCCATCAACTATAATGGATTGGCTTTCCGATAAGCCCGAGTTTTCCGCACAGTACGCACGGGCGAAGGACTTACAAGCCGATTTTATGCGAGATAGTCTGCTACCAATTGCGGACGATACAAGCGGTGACGAACTGATTACAAAGAACGGTGTAATTGAAAATAGGGAGTTCGTGAACCGTTCTAAGATTAGAATTGAAACGAGAATGTGGATTATGGAGCGACTTTCACCGAAGAAATACGGCAAGCAAGTCGAAGACCTTGAGGTGAAAAAATACGAACCGCCACAAATCAATGTGCATATTTCACCCGAAGCGATTGCCAAGGCGAAGGAAGCGCAGGAGTAATGCCCCAACTCAACATCGCCCAACAAACCGCATACTCAGCATCGCACCTACTCGATGCAGAAGAGATACACATGCTTACAGGTGTCGGCGTTGGCAAAACGTACTGGCTGGCAATCGACCTAATACCAGACCTTGCGATACCAAACAGCAAGCACCTAATCTGCGCACCTACATTCGCAATGATGAAGACCGCGACGTTCAAGAAGGTGCAGGAAGCATGGGAAGAGTGGGGATTACGTGAAGGTGAAGATTACATTGTCAATAAGCGAATGTCAGGAGTCAAACCGTATAGTGGCATATCATCCGATAAGGTCATTACCTTTCGTTGGGGCAGTTACGTCGTACTTACGCATCTCGATAATTACAACGTCGTGAACGGTTCGGAGTGGGACACGATAAGCATTGATGAAACCCGGGACGTCCGCAACTTTCAGGAAGCACTCGATAAGTGCCGAGCAAGAACGCGTGGTATCACATTTAAGAACTTAGGTCTGCGCCACCGCATCAAGACCGCAACGACGCCACCCGACAATGTGGCGTACTATCGAGAATTGCAAAAACAGGCAAGGGAGTCACAGGGGCGTATTAGGCTCATACGTGCCGAATCGTATGCGAATATACATAATTTGCGCCAAGGCTATATCGAGCAGTTAGAACGCACCTTAGACCCGAACTCATTCAAACGTGAAGTCTTGGGAATGCTCATAACCAAACAGGAAAGTGTGTGGGCGTATTGCTTCGACCATAAAGTGCACGTAGGCGACGCACCCGAACTTCATCACCTGCCTATCTATGTGTCAATCGACTTCAACGTGTCGCCTATGACGTGCATTTACGCTCAGCACGAACCTGCGAAGAATAAAATCCGCATAATCGGTGAAGAGCGAATAATGAACTCCGACGCCTACGAATTGGCTCAGCGTATAAAGGTGCGCTATCCAAACACGCACAGATTGATTCTAACTGGCGATAGTTCAGGAAGGAATCGTACCAGCCACCAGAAGGGATTAACGAATTGGAAGATCATTCAGGGTCAGTTAGAAGTCAGCCCTGCACAGATTCGACTCTTATCGGAAAACCCCGACAACAAGGACAGCATCGTACTGGTCAATTCGCTATTCTCGAAACATCCTGACCTGCTCATATCGGACACCTGCAAGTACCTAATCGAAGATTGCGAAACGATGCAACGTGATGACGATGCGAAGAAGGTCGCGCCTACTCCGCTACATGGTCACTTATTCGATTGCATGATTTATTACATGTGGACTTTCCATCGTGACTTTTTGGTTAAATTCGCAAAAACTGGTAAGTTTGTGCAGGTTTAATTCACAGCAACATGATTACAGAAAACATCTACACATCCAACGACGGCACGCAATGGTCAATGGTAACCGACTGGATGAACATCCCTGCCGAACGTGTCATTCCTGCCGACCTTGCCGTTACGCGTGCATCTATGGGCTTGACAGCCGACCGCCTCGTGTCTGCAATGGACGAGATTCAGAAAGATTTGGAAACGGGGCAGATAGTGGAAGGCTTCAATAAATTCGCACAACTTAAAGCAAGGATTCAGGACATTCCAGACGAGTCGTTACTTCAAGATATAGCGTGCGTTTTCGCACTATTGCCAAACGAGAAACCCGATACCTACGACCCCGAACTGAACCGAATCAAACTACAAATCTGGGCGCAGGATGAGAAGTGTCGGTTTTTTTTTATCGAAAAAGCAGTCAGGTATATTATCGACTTATCCAACATCTCCGACGTTGCTATCCGTACGGCTATGGAGGTGCGAAATTTAATGGAGTCCAACAACCTACCCAGCCATACCTTTCCCTTAGCACTAACTGGGCTGATGAATACCTAAACAGCCTGCGGAATATCAAACTACTGCACCGCTTCATCTGTAACGGCGTGCTGTCAGAAATCGACCTGTTAGAGAAGAAGCCAATCGAAGAATATGCTCAGGCGATTGATGCGTATAAATATGAATTGCACTTAAAAGAAAAGTCCGCAAAAAAATCGTAAATTTGTACGGGTCGAACTGAAACCCGTTAGGCGTAGTGCCATATCAACTTCAAGCAATTTTAACGATATGGCACGATGCAGAATATAGTATTCAATCTCAAACTTAATAGCAAAGAGTTCACCACGTCCGTAAAGGGTGCAGGCGATGCATTGGACAACGCTAAAGAAAAGGTCAGGGAAGTAGGCGATGAAGCGAAGAGGGCAGGTGGTAAGATAAAGGACACTGAGAAGGATGTGCAGGGATTGGGTGCTTCGCTTGGCAAATTGGGTGCGGCAGCGGTCGCAGCATTCAGCGTCGGGGCAGTTATTCAATTCGGCAAAGAAGTGGCAAAGGCTTCCGCCGAGATGGAAGGGTTAAACATCCGTATGAAATCGCTTCATGGAGATTCAGAAGTTGCCAATCGTGCAATGGCTGGCCTTAAAGACATGGCGAATGAATACGGGTTGGAATTAAAGGGATTGACATCAAGTTACCTGCAATTCGTTTCGGCAGCCAAGGCGTCAGGTACGGAAGTTGCAAAAGCCGAGAAGATATTTAAGTCAATGTCGATTGCAATTGCTGGGTCTGGCGTAAGCAGTGAGCAGGCAGGTCGTGCGTTTACGGCACTGACTCAAATGATGAGCAAAAACCAAATCATGGCAGAAGAATTACGAGGTCAATTGGCAGAGGCGCTTCCGCAAAGTATTGGTATAATGGCGAAATCATTAGGCGTCGGCAATCAGGAATTAGGTAAAATGATGGAACGAGGCGAACTAATTGCATCCGATGTCTTGCCTAAATTTGCCAAGGAAATGGAAAAGGCATTAGGTCCGACTGCTCAAGAATTGGCTACGGGAATGCAAGCCGAAATTACAAGGCTTGAGAATGCATGGTTTGAATTATACGCTACGATTGGAGATAGCGTAATTGTTGAGAAAGGCGTCAAAGTAATTAGTGGTTCATTGTCTGTATTGACTGCAACCTATCGAGGGTTAGCCAAGGTTATAGCACTGACAATGGCTGCGGCAGGTGATAATTCTTTGATGTTTGAAATTATCCAAGAGGACGTTGCCAAATCAACTGCTGAGTCGCAAAATAGAATAATGAAAAGCGCACAAGAGTCAGCAAGTGCGATTGTTGATGGTTATGAAAAACAGGGCAAGAAAAAAGAGGATATAGTTAAATTAATCAAAGCCGAAATTAGCGCAAACGAAAAACTACTTGTTACGGGTGAGAATCTAACATCGGAACAGGCTAAACACAACTTCATGCTACAAGCCAATATTGATGCGATGCGTGAGGAGTTGTCTGTTTATGAACCAAGTAATAATGCAAGAGATAAGTCGTCTAAGGAAATTAAGAAAGAGTCAGATGCATTAAAGAAATTATCTGAGGATAGAAAAAAGGCGCAGAAGGATTTATTTGAATATCTTAATTCAGAGGAGGCAAAGAAGAATCGACAATATACGGTACAAGAGCCTAAAGGCGTAAGGGATATTGATAAGAACAAAGCAGAGCAAGCGGCGAAGGAATTAAAGGAAATCAATGAGGCGGAATTAACGCAATTTCAAGGCTTAATGTCCAGTCTGGACAATATGAAAGCACTTGACCAAATCAGCGAAGAAGCGTACCTGAATGAGAAATTAGCACTGCATAAAGAATACGGACAAGAAACGACTAAGGTAGACGAAGAAATATTTGCATTTAAGAAACAGCAAGTGCAGGATGAGAAAGACCTTGAAGAGCAAAAGAAGGCAATGAAAATTGACATGGCACTTCAATCATTTGAATTGCTATCTGCACTCAACGCCCGCTACTCCCAAGGTCAGACCGAACAATTAAATCAGCAGTTACAACAGGGCATAATATCGCAACAGGCATACGACGAACAGATGCGTAAAATTAAGCGCAGACAGGCGGTAATTGATAAGGCTGGCGCGTTGTTTCAGATAGGATTGAATACGGCGATTAACGCAACAGCAAGCACGCTAAATCCTGCTATGGTTGCATGGGTAATCGCAGCAGGCGCATTACAAGCCGCCACCGTTATCGCAGCACCTATCCCGTACAACAAGGGGACTAAGCGTGTACCATTCGCACGTGGCGCAGTGCGTGGCAAAGATTCAGTTCATGCCATCCTGACGCCGAATGAGCGTGTCGTGCCTGAATCGGTCAATATGCAACCGGGCTACTCAGCGCTTATGGACTTGGCACAAGACCGCAAGATAAGCGATTCCGAGGCAGGCTTTATTGCCGACCTTGCAACGTCTGGTTACAGGGCGAACAATCAGGCACAGACCGCTTCGATTGATTACGATTTGTTAGGGCGTAGTATTGCTAAGTATTTCCCGAATACCGATGTAAAGATTGACAAGAACGGAATCGCAGTAATTTCGGAACGGCACATGAATGAACGCAGAAGATTAACCAGCAAACTATGAGCATAGGATTACAAGTACGATTAAACGGCACGCCGATACGTGGCAGGATTGAAGGCTTAGATTCGTTCAGTGTAACCTATTCACGTAACGAAAGTACAGGTCGCACGCAGAAAGCATTTAGTAACGAATTGACGTTTTACGACGACGGATTTAATTTAATATTTAATCAACTCGTTGCAAGCCAAACAGGATTGACCAAGTACATAAAGGTGCAAATTTGGGATGAGTGTTGCAATGATTTTATTTATCAAGATTTAATTATCAAGGGCAGTATGGTTAAGTACTGCACAGGCGATTGCTACGTTGAATGCACGATGATTCGGCAAGACCCTGACGAGAGGATTTATGAATGTTTCGATAGGACGCCGATAACAACCGACTTGGAGAATGCGGATGGTAGTGTAAATGGTAATCATTGGCTGGTAAGCCCTAATAGCACTATTGTGATACCTAAGATACCGTATTGTAATGAGATGCGCCCTGCCATATTCTTTTATGTGTTTTTATCAATTTCTTTATGTATATTCTTTATCGCTGGGGCTGTTAACTGGTTAATTAGTTTAGCCTTCCCAAACAACCCAGTTAATACACTATTAACTTTTATCGGGCAAGGTGTTACAGGATGTGGCAGGCTTCACCCATCGCCATACATAAAGGATTATATCAATGAGGCTGCGATACATTGCCAGTGCAATCAAACTCAACCATTCGTATCGTCGTTTTTAGAAAATGTAAACAGCCGATATTATTCCGTTGCATTTATCAATGCACCGTTAAAAAAAGGCGTGCAAGTAAATAGCCCAACACGCTACATTGTTGAGAATAGACCACGGCATACCATTACTGAATTTCTTGATATGGTTGCCAAAGATTTCAATGCATTATGGTGGATAGAGAATGGGAGAGTTTACATGGAACGCAAAGACTTTTTCTTAGGCGCACCAGTTTTATACGACGCAATTGTAAATCAAAAGACAGGCAATATATTAAAGGGTGCGTGCTATACTTATAATGAGGGTAGGGTACATGCAGGTCAGAGAATTGAGGCGCAAAATGATATGTCAGAAAAAAGTGGCAATGAAAAAAACAAATTGTATAGTGGCTTTTTTGATTACATAAAAATTCATAATTCACCTGCTGGATGGGAAGCATGGGATGGCGTACTGGATAAGCAGTTAAGTTACGCTCCGATAGCATTCAGACCATACGACTCGATAATAGACGGATTCCCACTTATAGGGCTACTGAATACAACATACCCAAACTTAGGTCAATTTCAAGGAGCATGCGTATTTCAAGATAATGAATTTGCTGTTCATAAATACTTTGAAGCAGACCCGACAAGTAATGATAATTTTAAAAAGCCTCGTGTTGCACAAATTAGTCAATTCGATACTATTAATAACGTATGGGTCACAACTGGAAATGCGCCAAATCCAGCGTTTAATATTATAGAGCAAAACAACCTTACATTAAACACACCCAACATCTACAACGACTTTCATGCTATCGACGACCCAATTAACAATCGTTGGCGGTTCTGGGATTACGAGATTGAAGTGAAGATGGATTGCGCAATGGTACGGCAATTAACCGTAAATAAATCAGTGCGATTGCAGACGCCATACGGCACGACCGTACAGGCTAAAATCAATACAATTGTTGCCAATTATGGCGAGCGAATAATCACTATAACAGGAGAGTTTTAATTATGCCAATCAGACAAATAATCGACATCGGCGTTACGGGTCAAACATTCAACATCGACTTAGGTCAGTTGTGTGATGGCGAAACCGTAGACATTCAGTTCTGCAATACGGACGGTGAGCATACGTATGACTTCAATACGTGCGCTTGCCCTGTGTTCTCAGGACTACCAGCAAGGCAATTATTCGGGGTATGCGAGTGCAACACGTACACGCTGACATTTAACGGGTCAGGTGTGCCGGGCTTCGGTGAGTGCTTAATCCTTGTAACCCGTAGCGGAGGTCATACGGTGCGTGTAAATCTTAAATTCGAAGAGGTATATTGCGAACCTGCACTGACCGCATTTGACCTAATTGATGATGGCGGAATCGTTGAAATTGACGAAACTAATTTCAATCCGAATTGCGACGTCTATTACGGTTCGTGCATGGGCGCACGTGAAAACCTGAGTCTTGTCTATTCCCTTACTCAGCCGATAATTGCAGGTGATGTTCTATTCCTATCGCAGTGGCTGTTTGCGCAACTATCGCAGTGGAATTATACCGACTTCCCGACAGCAGGATGGAAGTATCGTGTGTGTACGGTTGAGGAAACCGTAGATGGAACATTTCAAATGGAATGGTACGGTGAGCAACCATCGGAGGAAAACAGCGCGGATAGTCCATACATAACGTGCATCATTGGCAGTGGCGGTACTACCGTTGAATTTCAGGTTAAATTCAACATGCCACAAGATAGTCAGATTGCACCGTCAAATATTTCACTAAATAATAACAGACAATTACTTGCCAATGCTGTATCGAACTTTCAGGAATTAAATAACGACGCTGAGAATAGCATCTATCGCAATCCGAAATACATGGCTTGGACGTGGGTAATTTATCGCAGTGTTGGCAATGTGTATCAGAAATCATTCTTCAATATCAAAGGTGAATTTCCATACTACGGTGAGAATAGCGTAATACCAACAACTGCGATGCGGTTTCAATTAAATAGCCTATCGCTTGAGCGCATCACGACACTAACCGATACCGAATACCTCAGCACAACACGAGGCACAACTATAACGGTTGATTTCGATTACACGTCAGGCAATCCGTCAGGTACGCCACCCGACAGTTTGGAATTGTATCTGATACGTACCGATACGTTCAATAACCAATTAGACTATTATCAGAACTACGAATACCAGCAAGCGAACCTGACGACATTAACAGCAAGCACGAACATAACACCGACCGTTGCACCTGTGAACGTAACGGGTAATAACTTCACTGCTGAGTTCGATGTAACTGCACTCCATCCTGAATTGGAAGGATTGATACAATCGGTTCGGTATCGCTTTATCTTGGTGGCACGTAGCCTAATCGACCAAGAATCGAGAAGCGAAATATCGGAAGCAATTGAATTAATTAATTTCAATGATGAACCGATATTAATGCCAACACTCGAACTCGTATGGCGTACGGTTGAACAGGAGTATAGCCCGAATAATAGAATACTTCGTGATTCGTGCGTAAATCTACCGATAGAGAGTGCATTAAAGTTGGATGTAGCGACGTTAAACGCACAAGTGAGTAGTAAGACTGGCGGTAAGATTACAGATGCGTCAGGGGCGTTAAAGGCGGTCAGATTGAATGTGTACGAAACGAACCCACTGACAGGTAATTTACTACTCGATACGATGTTCTTTCAACCTGAATTAAAGCGTGTTTGTGGCGGTCAATTCGAGGCAGGTGTGGATGTGGATTTCGTAGACAATACGATAGGTTCGCAGATGGAAATAGTATTCCCGTTCAATATTCCCGACAACGTATACCGTAACATTGGCAGAGAGGGATTATTTCAGCGTGAGGCAGGTAGTTTCACACGTGTACCCGTAGTCAATGCCGATTTGGATTGCGTTACGCAGACGCAGGCGAATATGTGTAATTTTGGTAGTGTGGCAGGGCAGATGCAAAGTTTAGCATTAAATGCAACGTATGAAGGCGTAATGCAATTTATACCAACAACGCAGGAAATATGGGCATTGGATAACACTAATTGCGAAATTCATATTTTTGATAGCAATACATTTGCATTTGTTGTATCAGTTCCGTTGCCTGCCGTATTTCAGCCAGTTTACTCTGAATACTGCCCTGCAAATAATTGCGTGTATGTATCAAACAATATTGACCAGTTTGTTTATTGTATTTCAATTTTAACTCGTTCAGTAGTGGCTACAATTGCAATTGGTACAGCAGGTGACGCATTAGGTGGATTAAAGTACATACCTATAACTCAAGAGTTAATTGTAATAAACGGAACTGCAAATACAATTGAACGCATTAATATAAATACAAATACGGTCGTGGGTACTCCAATCACATTGGGAACAGGATTCAGTCCACAGCAGGTTGAATTTATACCATCAATAAACGAAATATGGGTTTCATGCTCAGGGACTGCAAGTGTTGAGAGGGTTAATTATACAACATTTGCACACGCTGGTACAATTGCAGTTACAAGCGCAATTGCAATTAAATTAGTTGGAAATGAAGTTTGGGTTGGCTCTTCAAGTATAGATGTAATTGATGTAAACACACTTGCAATTGTTCAGTCAATTGCAATTTCATATTCGTTTATCTTCTTTTCAGAATTTGGAGGTGTTGTTTATACATCGAATTTAATTGACTCTATTATTGCGTATGATAGTCAGTCATACAGCGTAGTTAGAATTGTATTCGTTGGTACAAATTCATTCCCTAATTTCATACTGCTTGCAAACGGAATACTTTACGTTGCTAATATTGGCGATGATTATATCTACCTCTTCAACGCCGACTGCTCGCAACAACTTCCACCGTTTACGATGCGTAACCGCAACATTACAATGGATTGGGAATTGGAATTTCAGTTGTTTGATAACACCGAAATATATCACGCCTACCAACGAATTGAGCGACCAAGGTTCAGCGAAATATGGAATATTGATGCACTGCCCGGCGATACGATTGACGACATTAAAATTGATACAATACCGATAGGCGATGCAAACCCATGCGCTACGTCAGGCGATTTAGTAATTGATGCCGATTGGGGTTCGGGTTCGGGTACATCGAACCGACAACTCTTTGCAGTAGGCGTTGAAATCATGCCTGTACGTGGTGGACTCGTTTCTGAACAGACCGCAATACCTGCCGTTGCGAATATTATTCAGCCACTAAACTCACCGTACATTTCAGGAGTTCAGCCACAATTCAATGCAGTTGGTAATATTCAATTCCAACTCGATTACCCTGAACTTCCAATCGGTGGCGACTATCAGATACATTTACACTTCATAATTAGACCATAACAATGGGAATAAGAATAAACCATGACGCACTACCCGTAGGCACTGGCGTCGTAACAGTAGGCACGATTGATGTAGTCGTGCCTGTGAACGTAAACAATCCATGCGCACCTTGCGACGACATCATTCAAGCCGAGGTAGTATGTAACAAGAATGACGTATGGAATCGGAATTTATGCGGTAATGACTATTGCTATAACCACCCCGTACTTGCTGGCGATTGTTTGGACTTCCAATTCCAATTTCAGAACACAAGGCAATCACGCACTGCATGGAAGTTGTACAATTACGAGCAATTGCCCAACATTCTTTACACATGGTATCACTACTCGCTGAACCCTACTAACTGGACAATTCGTGCAAGGATATTCAACGCATGTACTGAGCAGGAGTTTACCATACCTACCCCATCCGTTCACAACTACGCAGACGACCTTATGACAGGTGCAACGGTCATGCTCGACTTGGATAGGGACGCTTCATCACGAACACTGCCACTACTCGCATGGTATCGCTGGGTTCAGAATATAAGGTTCTGTTTGCCTACGACACTACCTACTGGCTTTCCCGAAGAGTTTTATTTCGAGTTTACGGTACGACCATTTAGCGGTGCGAACTATACCGTTTATTCTCAGGTCTATGAGATAGCGAAATGCAGACCTACGATTCAGTTAGAGGGTGTGTATAGTTATACCGATTGCTTCGGGTATCGGTATTCAGTGCCACGTCCATTGAGGGGTAGACTTGAAGAACTGGCAGACCCGTTGAAGTTTGGTGCGCAGGTAATTGCGCAGAAAAGTATCAAGACGCCCGTTGGCTATCGCAACCTGCACAGGTTCTACGGAAACGCTGAGTACAATGACTTCTTCATCGAGAAGGATATACCCGAACGTCAGTGCTACTCAATTAAGACCAAATCATATCCGATATTCCGAGTCAGATTAGACCGCTTGCCACCATACGTAGCGGAGATTTACAACAACAACATAACGGGTAGTGTCGCACTGCTGACAGGCGCAAACACACACCCTGCTACGTTACAGGTTCAGCCACAAGGCGGTGCATCGAAATCGAACGACGACAATAATATGTGGTACGTTGATAATAATTTAAGAGGATGCGAATGTTTGGATTATCAGCAATGTTGATTATCTTTGTCGCATGGTTCTTGCTGTGATTAGACTTTGAACCGTTGAATGGTTACAGATACCGCATATCGCCAGATGTGCGGTATTTTTGTTTAAAATAATTGGCTTGATTATCAGCGAGTTATAAAAAAGATTGGGTTGTATGCTTTGATTATGTAAACCGAATCAAAAAAAGCGCTTTCTTTGTATTATAAATTTTAACAATCACGGCATGACAACTCAAGAAATCAATAAAGAAAGAAATGCGAACGGTGTGTTCTCAACAAGTAATGATGCATCTGGATGGTTTGCAATATCAAGAGACGGTATTAATATGATTACATTTTATCAAGGTAAATTTACGTTTACATTAAAAGATGATGTAAATAAATTTTACTCTGAAAAAGGATTTGCTCAAAAAATTACTAAACTATTAAACGGAGGATTTTAATATGGAAAAGCCAATACAAATAGGAATTGATGAGTGGTGGTTTAAAGGGTGCTTTATCCAAAAGCAAATACACCCACAATTAAAGACTTACCACGTTTTTAAAGATACTGAGCAGCAAGAAACCATTGATACCTGCTTTACTTTTATAGAAGCAAAAAAGCTATGTAATCTTAATGAAGTAAAAGATTTTAAGCAAGGATATAAAGCATTTTTATAATGAAAAACCTAATTGATATTATAGACACAACCAACGAACCAAACATTTTACAAAAAATGGAATGGGGCGGAAGTCGTAAAAATGCTGGTGCTAAGCCAAGATATTCAGAACCAACTAAAGTCGTATCGTTTCGGTGCCCAATGTCAAAAGAAAGTGAACTAAAATCACTTATCAGTGCAAAGTTAGCCGAGTGGGCTATGTAATGTAATAATTTGTTTAACTTTGCACCGTTGGTTTTACTTTTTCATGTTGCCCGCATCGGTTTTATAGGTTTGCCGATGCGGGTTTTTATTTATATTATTTTATTTCGTATATTTGTTCCCAATCCGAACCCAAAGGAGTAGGCTCAATGCCATAATGTCGGGAGTTCATTTGCAAACTTCTAAACAAAACAATTTATATTATGGCATTAACTTGCACAGGGTGTTCGGTATCAGTACCAACACTATCCGCATCTTGCGGTCAATCAACTAAGCCCGGCGGTATTGTAGCCATCGGCATCGTAGCGTGCGATTACGTATTCACTAACCCTACTGACGGTTTTGAATGGACAACCGCAATTGGTGCGAATGACGCGCGTGTAATCAAGAACTTGTTGGGCTCAATGCCTGACCCGTCAAACACGAGCAAGCGCATTGCTTCATGTTCTGCTGAGCAATTGACTGGCAAGACGTGGACAATCAATTTACTCGACCACAACTTCATCGAAACAGGCTCACCGCTTATTTACGAAAAAGAAGCGTTCTACAACGACATCCAGAACAATCCAAGCCAGTATTATTTGTTCTACGGTACTTGCGACGGACGTATGTACAGAGTTGATGATTTCACGCTGATGATGAATGTAAACATTCCTGACAACTCACAGGAGTTGCGCTTCATGAATGTGCAAATCAACTTCATCGGCAAGACACAAGGCACTCAGTTCGTTTTCGATTTAAGAACGGTATAATTTATGCAATTCAATACAGGATTTGGCTGGGCATTCGACCCTGACGAGCGTCCTGTTTGGTGGCTACGTGCTGCCGAGCAGTATTACTCGATGATTGTTCACACGCAGGGTCATAACCCAGCCAAACTCTTGTTTTTACAGCGCCCGAACGAAGACCCCGAAATACTGCGTTTTCGGATGCAGAACTTCGAACCGATAACGGTAGATGCGATATCGAGGGCGAAGTCTGAGATATTAGCACCAATCGGCTCAAGTCCGTTTTCGGTCGAATTAGACCCGAGCATTGAAGACTATGTAGACCTGCCCATCTTCGGTCAGACGAAGGCATACGGCACTGGGATGGATTACTACCAGTGGTTGTTTAATGATGCTTTAAGCAGAATGTTTGACGATGCCAACGGGTACATGACATGGCTTCCGTATGGTGCTGGTTTGACTGACCCATCCATCCCGATTGATTGCCAAGCCTACCAAATCTATTCCATCACGATTGTACACCAGTCTGACGATAGGATTACATTCTTTAAGCCAGAAGATAGGCTCACACTCGACGATGGCACGATAGGTAGGGTTTACTATACTATCGACAAGACAGCGTACTACAAGCACTCTGAACGCTACCTGCCGAAGGATTACATTACGACGTTCGATACCGAATTAATCTACACGCACAACCTCGGTAAATTGCCACTCGTGCTGAACGGTGGCGTGAAGTCGTCTGCGATTGGTAGGTATGATAGTAGGACTCGCAAGGCATTGTTCGGCGAAAGCAGTTACGGTTCATGGACGCCATTCGAAGCGGGCGTAGGTGAAGTAAATTCATTCTCGCTATCTGACGTTACATTACCGCAATTCATTGACTATTACAAGTCGTACCTGTGGGGATTCGTGCCGTATGGCAACGAAGCATTAAAGACATTTGACGATTGGAAGGCAGCACGTCTTATGACGTCGCATCCGATTCGTGTTGAGAAGCAAATGCCCTGCGTTGCTACTGGTTGCAGTGGTGGTTACGTATGGGATGCGGAGGGCGATAAGCGGAAGTGTGGCAGTTGTAATGGCACAGGTTCGGTTATGGTGCGCAGTCCGTATGGTAGTTATGTTGTTGCCGTACCAGACAGCACGACAATGGGCAATCAGACCTTAATCGACGACCCAGTTTCGTTCGTATCGCCACCTGTTGAGGGTCTTCGTTACATGGAGGAAGCATGGCAGAGTTTGATTAAGAAAGCGGAGCAATCAGTTTATCAATTATTCAGCGATAGCGTACAATCTGGTGAAGCGAAGAAGGTAGACAGAGAGGGTAAATACGCACTCATAAAGACCATATCCGACCACTGCTTTGAACATCTCATGTATAACCATTTGATGCTATTAACCGAGTTGCGCAATATCATCAATCCTATGCCACCGCAGATAGTGAAGCCACAATCATTTATGATTCGTGACGAAGCGACGCTGATTGCGGAGTTAAAGCAATTGAACGAAGCCGATGCGCCTATTCAGGTAAAGATTAAAGCGCAGAAGGATTTAATTAAGCACCGATATTCAGGCTTGCCAGATGCGGATGATATGTTGGAGATAGTCGTTCTATTTGACCCACTTTATGGTCAGAAGATGGCTGATATAATGTCGGCGTATAACATGGGTGCAGTTAGCAGTGTAGACGTACAACGTCACATGGTCGCTGACAACCTTATGATGCGCTTGGTTGAACGCAATGGCGACAAGTGGCTAACCTTATCGGACGAACAACAACTTGCCGATATGGAAGCCGAGTTCGCAACAATTAGAATGGTATCGCCAACTGAAATAATTATACCTGAATAATGACGCCCGAGGACAGAATAGAACAATTAATTGATGAAGTATTAATCAGCGTCGAGAACGGTGCTGACGATGCTACACGATTACTTGTATCTGACCTTACGGCATTTTTAGAAACGCTGAGTATTTCTGGCGGTGCATTCGTTATGGACGACATCGTTGCAACTCAATTATCGCAGATTAATACGGTTATTGCCAGCGCAATTAATCGAAGCACTTATCCTCGTGCAGTTGCGGAAGTCGCACGTAGTCTGGATGAAATTACGAGGCTTGCAGAAGAAGTGCTGACTAATTACAACCCGAATGTAAAGATTGATTTCGATAAGATGGGCGTGTCACAATTGCGTATCGCTCAAGTCGAAACAATTGTAAACAATATGACAGGCGATGCACTGACTGTAAATGTGCGCAATGGAATACGTCAAGGCATACAGCGCAATGTGTTTGCAGGTGCGAAGTTAACTGATACTAAAAACTTTATTCGGGAATACTTAGAAAAGCAACCTGACCAGAAGTATGCACGATTAACACGTTATGCACACACATACGCACAGGATGGAATCATGCAATATGATGGCATGATATACGACCGATTCCGTCAGGAGTTCGAAATTACGCACGTGCAATATATTGGTAGTCTGATTAAAGATTCACGTCCGCAATGCATTCGCTGGATTAATAAATACGACGGCAAGATACCGATGGCGAAATTGCAGTCTGAAATTACATGGGCTAATAATAACGGTTCAGGAATGAACCCAGCCACAACACCTGCATCGTTCTGCACCTATCGTGGTGGTTATGCTTGCAGGCATAAAGCAATACCAATCGCAATCGAAGAAGACGAAGAATTATGATTTGGACGACACAACCCGTATGGTTCATGCACCTACGTGAATTTACCTTTATTATCTCTTTCAATTAAAATGAAAAAAACAAAAAACATTTTTTACTACCTATGGATTGCGCTATGCAGTCTATCAGGCTACATGGCAACGGCGCAAACCGATACGGTATATTTTACTTCGTCAGGTTCAACAATCTCGATGGCGTGGAAATCGAATGTCAAGACAATTACGGCGGATGCGATATTGTCCGATATTGGACAAGAGGGTCTGGCGTGGTACGTGTATGTAAATAGCGGAACGACCGAAGTAGGTAGGTTTCGTTATACGTCGTATGCGTTCAAGATTAATGGAGTCGCTACGAGTCGAAACATTGACAGCATACGAATTGCAATTAACAACTTGAATAGTGGCGTATTTGCTCGCCCGAAATTATTAAGGACAATTAAGGTGGTATCAGCACTACCATCACCACTTGAACCACGAACCGATTACATTGTAGGCGATACGAACCTGATAAACATAACAGGATTGAGTGGCAACGATGCTAAATTATGGCAGGTTGTAATTAATGGAGTTGGAACAAGTACAGCAACGGCAGACCTAAGACTACTCATGACAATTAATGGCGTTACAACAGCAGGTGCTTATACATCGACTAATTCACAGATTACACAAGGTGCTGGTTTTAGTGTTCAAAATGTAAATAATTCATTTCTAATAGGCATTTTATCGGCAATCAATACAGGTGCGAATGTACATTTCAGTTCAAATGTAAACATATCGCCCACCGTTGTTAGTGCAAATACTTTCCGCACCATGTCGGCAGGTGGCTCGTATGCACGTAGCGCATCCGTTTATGGTCATACTTCAAGCGGTGGTACGTTCAGAGATGCGACAACTAATATCACTTCTTTGCAAGTTACAACTGAATCACCAGCGACAACAAAATTCAAGGTCGGCACAACAATTGAACTCTTACAACTCGATAAATAACTATGATTCAAATCGGCTATTACTATCGCTCAGATACGCCCCAAGGCGTGCGAACGATTAAATGTATGCAGATGGATGCAGACGGCAATCCATACGGCATCTACTCGCCAAGTAACTATGCAAATAGTGGCGATAATCAGGGTATGATTATACCTGATAATTCTACTCTTGCTACTCCTGAACAAGCACAGGCGTGGGATTTTTGGTATGAGCAATAACATCGTTAAGCCCGTGCCAAGTCCTGAATTCCACACCCCTAATAGTTCACTCATTGAGTATGCAATGTCAATTATGTTCAGTGTCGGTTCGCTCGTCTGGGCGGACCTTACAAACACTGATGGCGTATTCTTTAAGATAGTTGTCGCACCTGCTGTGGCAGCATCAATCGGGTTTGCAGTCGCAAGATTATTGAAGCGGTTATTTCCCGATAAAAAATCGTAAATTTGTAACACATAAACAATTCATAATTATGAAACACTTACTTTCAATTCTTACCCTTGCGCTCCTGATGGCAACGTCTTCGGTTGTAGCGCAGAAAGACACACTGACCGTATTGAAGAATGTCAATACGCAAGTGGTCAGCATTAAATCGCAGAAGTCAGGTATCTTGGCATTCTCACCATTCGAATACAACGGTGCAGGTAATTGCATCGCTGTGTACGTTGCAGGTACTATGCCTGACACGAATCGCATTGAAATTCGCAATGCTAACACAGGTACGGTTCTGCGCAGATACGCACAGGATAAATTCCACTTGCAGGTGTACGGAATCACCGCCGTTGGTGCGACTTATATCAATGCGTTTATTCAGCCTCCGAACTTGAAGCAAAACAATTATACTACTGCTCAGCGTGATTCAATCTTTAATTGGGGTCTTGCACCAGTAGGAACGATTATCTACAACACGACAATTGATAGTCCACAAATTAGGGTTGCCAATACAATTAACTGGAGGAGATTCTAATTATGTCCAGCAAATTTAAGAAAGTGGCGAAGTTCATCCTCACTTTAATCGCAGGCACAGAAGTTCGTGTCATGGAAGGGCAGATTGTCCTTCGCAATCGCAAGACTGGACGCTACATTACTATTTCTAAGCGTGCGTATGACGTCGAATGTCAATCACGTTACAACGCCTTCGCTGACTTCGATGTGATTCCTGTCAGTGCTGAGAATGCACATGACGTGGAAGGTGAGCAAGAGGTTGAAATCAAGCCGAAGCGTAAAGCCAAGGCAGAACAAGCATAGTATTAATTTCCACTAATCAGCAACTATAAAATGGAAAAAGCACTTGAATTTATTAAAGCAATCGGAGTACCTGAGTCTGTTATCAAACAGATTCAGGGCTCGACTGCTGATACCGACATTACGGCATTACTGCCCGAAACAGAAACGCATTTCTCTAATTATTATAAAGAGAAATTAAAGGATGAAATCCACAAGGCGGGCAAAGGTGCTGCATACTCCGAAGCGATTACAGCGATTCGGAAAAAGGCAGGATTAACAACTCAGGAAATCGAAGGCAAGAAGTTCGAAGAGGTCGTAGAACTCATGAACGACCGTATAATCGAGAAGGCTGGCAACAAGGGCGCAGTTGAAGAACTGAACCGATTGAAGCAAGAGTTAATTGATGCGCAGAACGAGAAGAAGAAGTATGATGACGAATTGATACCTGCGCTAAAGGCAGAGAAGGAATCAGCAATTACGGAATATAAAAAGCGTCAGGTAATTATGTCGGAAGTAAATAAGCATAAATTAGTCGGTGCGCCTAATTACATTCTGCCCGGATTCACTGCCGACCTGCTCAGCAAGTACAAGGTTGAATTTGATGCGAACGATAATCCGATAATTACGGATATGAACGGTGCGAAAGTTTACGATGACAAGAAGAGGGAATTAACCCTAAACGAAGTCATTATAAACGAAGGCAAGGCGTCAAATATATTTGCGGTGAGCAATGCAGGCGAAGGTCAGCAACAGCAACAACAGCAACAGCAAGCCAATCCAAACGTCAAGGCTGGCAGTCAAGCAGAACAGAGAATGCAGAAGGCACAAGAGCGAATCGCAGAACAGCGGACACTCGCAGGAATGAAGTAATGCATCATGTCTTCATGCTATCTATAAACCGAGTCGTAATGGCTCGGTTTTTTTATTTCTAAAACTATTTGTATATTTGTGTCGTACTGCAAGGTACAATAGGTGGCGACCATCATACGCAATAGGGTCGCCCGCCCAGAAGGGAAAAAACAATAGTATTCTTGTCAAACAAACTAAAACAGACAACTCATGGCTTTTACAGCGATTTGTCCTGCATTAAATGAGCAATTAGCCAACCTTGCAGGCGAGCATTTCAAACAACAAACTCAGTCAGAATTAGGCTTCCTAAAGGGTCTGACTGACCAGTACAATAACTCAAGCGTTGAGATTACTCCGCTTAACAGACAGAACGGTCAAATCCGCACCGTTCAAGTTATGTACCAAAAAAGAACACCAGAATCAGAAGTAACTGAAACCATTAACAATTGCGTTACTGGACCATTTAACGAGTCTGACAACTTCTCATTTAACGTCGATGTGAATCTTGAACTCAGCCACGAGTTTGAGTACAACGAAGACAAAATCCGTGAACTATGCGAAGGCAAGAACTCATGGATTGCGAAGGACATGATGGGCAAAATGGATGCCTTGTACCGTAAATTAAATCGTCGTTTAATTACTATCGCAACAGCGAACTTCGGTAATTATGCAACGGGTGTAAATTCAGGTACATCACCTATCGCCTTGTCTTTACTTGAACCATTCGCAGCAGGTGGTATGACAGGTGCTAACTTCCTCGGCGAATCAATCATGTTGAACGCACTAAGCGATGCACGTGTAGTAGGTAAGCCAATGGCGTTCGGCGTTGGTGATTTGCGTAATTACTCAAACATGCGTGCGATTGGCAACAACAACATGCTTGGCGTTGATTTGGCAACTGACCAAAACTTCTTCTTCCTTGCTGACCCAATGGTGGGCGACATCCTCGGTAACGTAGATGAGTTCTTAGTAATGGAAGCAGGTGCAATGCAGTTCATTCCAGTACCGCAGTACGTAGGTGAATACCAAAATATCACTGAGAGCCGTACTAAGTCTACTATCGTAGACCCAAGATTCGGTATTGAGTTTGACTTCTTCATTTACAATGTTGAAGCCTGCCCCGACCAGTGGAAAGCAAGATTGTCGCTACGTTATGCCGCACCCGTTATGTATAACGATGCGTATGCAAGTACCGATTACTTGTTCGGTGTTAATGGTCTATTCAAATTTGATGCAGCATAATCAGTAATGATTCTGTCGTACACAAATAAAACGGTAAACGCTCGGGTGGCTCTCTGCCTCCGAGCGGTTGCTGATTTCTTCGAGTCGGAATGGGGTTATCATCTATGGATGATACCTCTACCGACCGATGAATCACAACTCAAAGCGATGGTGTCTGGTGGCGGTGCGCTGTCAAAGGTAAACGCAAGCAGAACCAAGGCAGGTCTATTTCCTGTGGGCGATAACTTCAACGTGAAATATGCCGATAAATCATGGACAGGATTAATTGATGGCAGTGGCGTATTCTTCCGTATTTGCCATAATCAAACACTTGCACATGGTGAGTTCTGCGACGCTGAAATGACCGAAGCGATAAGTAAAATTGTTGCTGAGCATGGCAAGAAAGCAGAAATATTAAATAATGAGCAGTATAGTATAGTCTATATCTATGAACCTACCAGCGTGCCTGAGTAAAATAATCGGAAGCCGAAAATCGGATTGGAATCTTCCAAGTGATTTCGGTTTGTACGTCGAGCAGTTGCCGGGCGTTACGCAATCGGAATTAATGTCGATTCGCACGCCTGACTATGCCAACGATGCGGGCTTCGTTACTGATATGATTAATTTCAGCATGACGAATATCGTGCAGAATTTAAGTCAGTGGTTAATTCAGAACTTCCGACAAGGTTCAATAATTGATAGGGCGGTTGTTGGTAAAATACCGCTCGGAAAACAATTAACATACAATGCACTTGCACCCGTAAGTAGAGGTGTAAAATTACTCCGTACCAATTCCGATTTTTACGGAAAATTGGTAATCGGTAGAATTGAATTTATAGGCAATACAACAGGGTCGGTAACAATTACCGTAACTGATAATTTAGGTCAGATACAAACCTATACAGATAATGCAGTGGCAGGTGTGCCTCTGCTATTACAAACGAACTTTCAAACACAAGGCAGTTTAGTAACCGTCTTGGTTGATAATACCGCAGTTGCAACGGCAGACCTACACGTTGCCGATTGTTGCGGATATAGTTATTCAATGTCGAATAATAAAGGCTGGCGTGTCGAAGGCTTCGATGGCGTAGGTCAATCAAAGCAGACGTATGGCTTGCGTTTCGAGTTCACATACGAATGCGACCAGACGCAGATAGCGTGTTTATTCCGCAATTCATTTACATTCCAGCAAGCCTGCCTATATCGGTTCGGTGTAGATTATTGCGACCAGTTAGCAACAACTCCACGCAAGAATCCTGCGACGATTCACAGAACGGCGGAAAGCATTGCAGAGATGCGGTTACGTTTCGAAACGGAAATGGAGCGCAGTCTTGAGATGATACGAATTGAAGCACAGCAAATGCTATCCAAACCGAATACCGTATGTATCGCTTGCAACGGCACACGATACGTCGAAACATCACAACAATTTAAAGGTCATTTTTAATTATGAAAAGTTCATGTCCATCATGCGGAGGTAATGGCAGACCAAGACCAACGCCAACAACAACACGACCAAGACCCGGCACAATTAAACTACCATGGCAAAAATAAAACCATCATCAGCGAAGGGCAAGAAGTGGTCAGTCGAAGTCGGTGGCAAGACATACCATGCAGGCGATGATAATGCCAAGGTAAGCCCCGGAACGGAACGAGGCGATGCGTACTGCGCACGCTCAGCCAAGATTAAGGGTAGTGGTGTTCCGAACCGATTAGCACGGCAGATGTGGGGCTGTGTGGGTGCGAAAAGTATAGCAAGTAAAGCAAAGAAAATAGGAGGTACATTCAAATGATAAAGACAGACATTAATATTGGCTCGAATAAGTTTGGGCTTGAAGGATTTACAGGCGTTACCCCGAAGTGGGCAGCCATAGCAAGTAACTACTTGATATTTGTTACGATTGCCACGTATGGCGTAACATTGTTTGTCAATGATTGGTCATGGCTTATCCCTGAGCAAAAGCAGGAGTTAATTAATATGGTCATTGAATCCACTGGAAAAACAATGGTTTCACTTGCTGGTATATTAAGGTTGTTTGGCGTAAATAATAGTAAAATTAGCGATGCCACTAAAGAAGGGTAAATCGAACAAGGTTGTATCTTCCAACATTCGTACCGAAATGAATTATGGAAAACCGCATAAGCAAGCCGTTGCAATCGCTCTATCGAAGGCTGGGCGAAATAAAAATAAAGGCACAAGTAAAAGCCGTAAATAATCGAATGGAACTTAAATTAATTCGTGACATATTTCTGCCTACAAGAACGCTTGGTGTGCTTACTATTGATGGCAAGCAGGAATGCTTCATCTGTGAAGATGCGATACGTGACAGCAAGATAAAGGGCATCACTGCAATTCCAGAAGGTAGGTACGAAATTGTAATTACGATGAGTCCAAGATTCAAGCGTGAATTGCCGTTACTACTCAACGTGCCTAATTTCGAAGGTGTGAGAATCCATGCAGGCAATACCGAAGCCGATACGGAGGGTTGTTTACTGCCCGGCAAGACTCGCAACGCTTCGGGTGTGTTCAGTTCCGTTGTGGCGACGAATAATTTAATACTGAAAATTAGAACGGCATTGCAGGCAGGTAAGAAGGTATTTATTACAATCGAAAATGCCAGACCTGACCCCAGAACAACTTAAACAAGCACTTCGTAGCGCAGTCGCTGAGGTCGAAGCGAACATGGGTAATATCCTGTTCAATGCTGCGAACGTCGGTGCTGCGCAGATGCAGTTCAGGGTGTTTAATAAGGGTATCACAACGGGTGGTACTAACATGAAGTACAAGTCTGCACCGTATAAGCGATTGCGTACAGATGCAGGCTTGCAGACGAACCATAAAGACTTGATGTTTACAGGCAATTTATTTAATTCGCTTACGATATTAAGCAAGTCAAACGAGGAGGTAAGTTACGGGTTCAATAATGCCGAAATGGCAACGATTCGCACCTATCAGGAGACGTCAGACAAGCAGGTAAACGAACCGATATTTGACCTGAACGAGAAGGAAGAAATGGCGATGTATAAAGCCATTGGTAAGGGATTAGGCGATTTAATAATTAAGACGATTGTAAACTTTCCGAATAAGCCTGCGAAGGTAGAACCGAAAGCAGTAACTAAGCGTGCGCCGAAGAAAGCGGTCAAGAAAAAACCAGTTAAAAGAAAAAAGAAAAACGTAACTAAGAAACGCAAATGACATCAGAACTTACACACATCATCACGACACTACGCACTCAAATCGAACAGCGCAATGTCGTATGTCCTATCGGTTACGATTCCGTATTTCGTGACCCCGAAACTGACCAGATATATTTCCGCAGGTTCAATACCTCGCAGGAATTGGAGCGATTCGGAATGGACGATAGAATGGGTAATTTCTTCTACCTGAGATTCTCAGAAGTTGAGCAGTCGGAACTATCCGCAACGAATAAATTATCATCATGTCAAGAGCGAATACTGCAAACAATTACAATGCGTGCCGTATTCGTGTATCAGGCTTCGGATATATTCGAGGTAGGCGATTATCTGCTGAACGTCATGCTCGGTACTGACATTGATAATTTCCGCAATATATCGAACGTAAAAATCGACCCGACACAAATCAAATACGATTATTTCAACTGGGATGGGGATGACACAGGTGGAATAATAAGAACCTACCTGCCACATCACCAATCCACTGCAATTGATATTTCCGTTATCTTTGCAAGAGAATATGACGAATGTCGTAATCCTCCAAATATTTAAACACATGGATACTTTCAGCACACGTAACTTAGGCAATTACCCGTCCAATACGGCATCAATTCCTATTAATGGCATGACGTTCCCAACTTCGGGAAATTATACCGTACAGGCTCTCGTAGACGGCAAGATTCGCAACGCAACACTCGCAGGCACATCAGGCAATGCGGTACTGTTTGCGAACGCCTACCCAAGCGATGCAACCGTACTGGTTCGGATTAAATTACCGACAGCAAATCAGACCGACAACAACTCGTATCTGAACGACCCCGCAGGTCATATCTGGTTTCAATTCACAAACGTACCTGTATGATAGTAGAAGCACTCGCATTGCTCGCATTCGTGTCGTTCACGTCTGCTGGCTGGACGTACATGATTGAATATCTTATAACGCCCGGGCAGATATTCGGGCGTTACGGCACATGGGTTCACCAGATGGCGGGCAATTTACCCGTTACAGGCGAAGGCGAATATAAGAATGGTGATAAAGCCTATTTACATCATCGCTGGTGGGCTAATCCAATCGGTGCGTGTATGAACTGCACCAACGTGTGGGTGACGTTGATATGGGGCTGTTTATGCCTGTTATGGTTCGGCGAGTCATTGTGGTATATCTTGGCGGTTCTGCCAATATCGCACTGGTTGTTGCGTAAGATTATGATAGGATAAAAAAAGCCGAGTCCTGATACTCGGCTTCCACAAACTCTCTCGAATAGCATACGCCTGTTCGGGATGCGTAAAGGTACGGAAAGTTTGGAATGGGTTGCGTACATTGTTTTGTTAGCGGTCAGTTTTTGACAGCATCCATTCTACTAAGTTATTTCCCTTTTGAGTTAATATGTAACCACTTGAATGATTGCCAACATCAACACTATCTATAAGCCCTTTCATTATTAATTGATTGGTAGATTTTGAATTTATGGTTGTTAAATCATCGCCTTTGTAAAGCAATACAGAACCCATCCTATCCGAGCAAGTGGTTTCATAATCATTATACAATTTGACTAAAATTTCTTTTTGTCTTTTCGTTAATAAAACCGAACCGCTAACATCGGTTTGGCAAAATGGGGGCTTTTGTACTTCTATCATCTTTTATCTGTTATTGAACATTAGTAATTCTAATCAGCTTTTGTGGGTTAAATTCCCCCACTTCGCCAAGCCGAGAACCGTTATCTGCTATACCTTAACAATGACATCCCTAACATACTTCCCACAAGACGGGCAGTGATTAACCCTATACCTGTTGGAATCGGAATGACCCAAGATATACGGCATGCACTTGCTTCCGTCATCGAGCCTCATCCAGCCTATTTGCATTCGTTCCAATACGCCACAGCAAATAACAGGCTCTGCATTCATTGCTTTATAATCTCTTTCGTCCATATCTCAATAACAATAGGTTGTTGTTGTGGATTTCATCCCATTAGAACTGCTTCGCTTCGTCTTGCCATTAACAGCACGAAGATTCGCTCCGCACTCTTCATGGATGAAGGTATAAGGCGGTACAGACATATTGCTTCCTGTGACCGTTACGGTGGTAGTGGATTTGCAAGTTGCACACTTGTTTTTGCATCCGATAATTCCTGATGCAATGATAATTAATAATGTTAATTGTTTCATGTTAATCTATTTCATTTCCCGCACTGACAATCCGCCCAGTGCGTTGGCGGTTCGGCTTATTCCTTGCCGTAGGTATTCTCGTAGTATTCCTGTGCCATGTCCTCATAGAAGTGCCTATCTAACGGCTCAAGCATACTATCTTGCCATGCTGAAAGCCAAGCATCTTTTATTTGCTTTTCTTCCATTTTTTTAGCTAACTCCTTTATCTCGTCAATATTTAATCCGATTCCTGACGACACCCCTGCTATATTAATATTTAGCAGAAGCCAATCTATTGCTGTTTTCATAATTTGTCAATTTCTTGTTTTACTTCATCAAAATAACCAATAGAACTTGTGTTTGCTATGTGGTCAATTTTACCAATCTTAAATTTTACTTCAAGCATCGGATTGTTTTTTGTTATTTCATCTACGCATCTTTTAGCACACTCTTTTGCAAATTGCTTATCACAATTAATTGTAGGGTGTGCAATGCTTTCAAATAACGCCACTAAATAAGCGGCTTTCTGTTTTGGTGTTTGATTTTTCATTTTTATCTGTTTTTAAAGTTGTCAAATTTGACTACTTTAATTATGGCGAAATCGCCACAATTAAAAAAGTCTATTTTTTTTGCCATAGCTTTTATTTTTTATTTTTTCTGTTTTGTTTTTAAATTAACTTTTGTGCTAAAAATCCCGACCGAACGCAGAGCACTCTGCCGTCATTAGCGGTTCGGCTTATTCCTTGCCGTAGGTTTCGGCGTAGTGGCTCAATCCTGCATCATCCCCACCCTTGTCAATGTGAGTAATCCGATTAATTATTTCGTCCTGACCATCATGCCATCCATGCGAATA